GGCCTTGGGTTTCTAATTGCCTGTGGATCATCTACAGGAAATTCTCCTAACTTAAGCTGTGGTTGATCTGGGTTCCAACATTCAGGACATGCTTTTATGTTAGTATTTCTACCCTTCTCAACTAAATCTTTAAGTTCTTTTAGTTTGTATTCAAACCCACAAACATCACACATTGCAATAGCGTTACGGGCTGAAGCAAACCGATTACCCATTATTAAATTCTACCCGCCCGTGGTACAAAACGAATAGGTGCTTTTTCTCGGTCTTCCGCTGCCGCAAGTTCAAATTGCTCTTCGTAGACAGCTTTTAACATAGGTACTCTTTCCATTAATTCCGGTACTTTTAAAGCAATGTTATAAGCTAGTCCAGCAACTAAACAAGGTAAAAATCTAAAGTTAACATCTGGAGTTTCTACTCCACTACCCGCATCTTGTATACGCCGCATACGCCAATATTTAAGTACGTAAGTGTCGTTTTTATCGGGTACGGGCCATAAATTAACTACAGGTGCATCTCTGCGCCTATCTATCCACATTTGTATTGGTCTTCCCTCAGATAACTTATTTGGTATGGATGAATATGTGCTTACACTTATTCTGCTAATAGTTAAATCTGATTGCGTATTAGCATTACCAGAATTAGTTCGTATAACATGCTCAAGTAAATCAATAGTATCTGCATCAAGTGTATATTGAGCAGTGCCATCGACTAAACTAACGCTACCTTCTTCTATCGTCCATAGGTTAATTCCACGATTTTGCCACTCTATAGTAAGTAAATTCATAGACCTACGGGCGGTTCTTAAATCATAACCAGAACGCATGTCTCGTCCAGCACGTTCCCACGCTTCTTCAGCGATTTCTGTAAAATCCATATTGAACGCGGTAGTGTTTGACGTTGCCATAATTACTTACCCTTTAGAAAAGCTGCCGCTTGCTTAACAAGAGCATTCTTACTCTTACGACGATCTAGTTCTAGACCATGAGAACGCATTTCTACTTCAAGCTCGTCCTTACTCATTCTATTAAGCTCTGTTGTAGATGGTACTTTAATCTTGGGAGCGGCTTTCTTAGGAGCGACTTTCTTAACCGCTTCTTTCTTAGGAACCTCTTTCTTTTTGACTGCCGTAGGTTGAAGCTCGTTTAACTTGGCTTCCGCTTCTCCCTTACCCATAAGATCAAATACTTCAGTAACATAAGTGCCATCTTCCTGTTTAGTACCTATTTGAAATACAGGTTCTCCAGTATTGGAAAACACGCCATTTTGAAAAACTTCAAGTTTACCCATAGATCACCTCATTTTGGCGGGACGTACACCCCGTATTGCGATACCGGAGCCACGAACTTTACTAGTCTTCTTAGCTTTTGTAGTTTTTTTAACAGAACCTCCGTCCTTCATATCTTTTCTACGAGTAAGTCCTTTCTGTTTATTGAGGTAATCTCGTAAAGATAAACCAGATTTTTCTAAATCTTCTTTGGTAACAGCCGCTTTTTTCCGTCCGTCTTTACCGATAAAAGTACCTGTACCTTCTTTTTTTCCTTGTTTTTTTGCTCGTTCTTGCCCCCCGAGAACACTTTTAGGGTTATCTTTTGCTCCCGACGCACCAGTAGACTTCTCACCTACAATACTCGCTGTAGGAGTCCTAATATCACCTTTAGGTGCGGTAGTAGTACCAGAACTTTTTAAATCACTTTTTGGAGCTTTAGGGGGGTTCTTTGGGTTAGGTAGCCTAAGACGTGCGCTAGGGCCACTCATAGCTTCACGAGCTTTTTTAACATCTGACCGTTTGGCTGTTGCAGTAGCCGCAGGGGTCATACTTGGATTACCTTTAGGTGGAATCGCCAACATTGCTGCTGTAGGTTTAGTTTTAGCTTCTTCTTCTCTCTTTCGTCTAGCACGGCTTTTTCTAAGTGATTCAGTTGTCGAACGCGTCATAGGTTTAACTCTTCCGCGAGAAGACTTTCGCGTAGGCGCGTTTCCTGTTTCAGCCATACGTTTTCGATTTCTTTCCTGTCGGCGTTTAGCTTCTTCTGCGCGTTTTTTACTACGCTCATCTGCTCTAGTTCTGCTGCCAGTATTTTTAGTTCCACGAAACGGGTATAACTGCATTGTTTACTCCTTATACGTATAAAGTCTTCTTTCTACGGTTTTCCATAACAGCACCGCAACCTTTATGATTTCTACGTTTTCTAGCTAAACCGCCACCACTAAACTTAACTTCTGCGGCTTTAGTGTTCTTAACCACAGTCTTACCTTTACTACCTTCACGTTTCTTTTTCTTAGCGGTGTTAGACCTTTGCTTCTTACTTAAACTTTTTGCTTTGGCTGCGGGTAAACAACGGTCAGGGTTCTTCTTATCTTTAGAAGTACCACACTCCCCTTTGATCTTCCCATCAGTACCTATACGTACCCACTTCTGATCCCGCCATTTTTTTAACTCACCCATTACTTTTTACTCTTACCTTTACCGTATTTAGGGTCTTTACAGTATTTACTAGCAGCCATATTAGCGTAAGCAGAGGGGTAAGTATCAAATGTTCGTTTCGCCCAAGACTTACCCTTGGCACAAATTTTACCCCCTTTACTATAGTAACGCCTCATAACTACCTCATCTTAACCGGACGAAAACCTTTTTTAGCGATACCTACACCACGAACCTTACCGCCTTTCTTACCGCCTTTCTTCTTTGTAGGCCCACCTTTAGCATAACCTTTCTTCATCATGCCGCCCATAGCGTAGCCTTTCTTAGCCATACCACCTTTGGACATCTTCTTTACTCCACGCCCTTGGAGTATGTCTGCCTGTGTAACTTCGCCATCTTTGTTAAGGTCAGGGAATTTTGATGTTTTACCCCCCATAATGCCACCCATAGCGTAGCCTTTCTTCTTCATCATGCCACCCTTAGAATAGCCTTTCTTCTTCATCATGCCACCCTTAGAGTAGCCTTTTTTAGTCATTTTTTTCTTGTTCATCACTACCCTCACTATATAAGTTATTAAATACCCTAGCGGTATCCCACACATAACCTACATCTTCTTTTGAATTATAGGTATGTTGATTTGGTTTAAAGTCGGGAGCACCTTCTCCCATCTCAAACCACGCTGGGTGAGTTACTCTTACCCTATTGTTAGGTAAGGCTACTATGTTCCCCGTATACTCCCCTGCGTCAAGCAGTTCTAATACGTGGCTTTGTTTATGTTGTGCAGGGTCATCTGCCACTTCACTGTCCGTATAATCTACGGTGAAATAGTACTTTGCAGGGTAAAACTCACCATCTACTTTAGCTATCCAAGGAGCAGGAGAAGCTCTTTCTATTTTATAAACAGAATGATGATGAGACATACAATCCCAAGGCTGTGCTAGATACGTAGGTAACGGTTGAGGCCACTCTTCATAAGGAGTATCTGCTACTAAAGCTGTAATAGGTAATCTAGCCCACATAGCTCCACCGTGTACATTTTGGTCGCCCTCATCATCAGACTCACAACCTGTAAAGATAACTTGAAAGCTCAAGCACCTACTAGGCATACATGTTACAGCGACCACCATAGCGTGAAGAAACTCGCCGTGGTACATCTCCATATTCTTTGTATACTCTCTACGAACCCACGCCTTAAAGTAAGGTATGTTCGATTGTAGGTACGCCATTTAACAATTCCACTTACGTAGACTTTTATTAATTCTACTGTTTGGATCATTTGCTGTTTTTGCGCTAGTGTTACGCTTCTTCATACCGGACATACGGGCACAAAAGGACTTGCGGCGTTTAGCTGCTTTAGACCCTTTTTTCAATTTGCTAGGCTTAGTGGTAACAGCGGTTTTTAACTTGCTGCCGGGATTTGCTTTACGGTAACTAGCAACACCCTTTTTATTAAGCCCACCAGACTTACTTTTGCCTTCCTTACGTGTCCAAGCGGGAGACTTTGAAACACTACCTCCAGACTTATAATACGCTCTCATAATGCTAAGAGAAGAAACTAGTCATTGCTGTTAAGTCTGTAACAGCCGTAAACGTAACGAACCCCCCACCTGCAAACAAAAGACCGTCATCTGGTACATCAGGATAAGAGTTGGTACTCGCTCCTGCTACCGTAGCAAACTGCATCTTTATCGTACCTGTGCCAGAACCTTCTCTGAATACAATGGTTGCTGCACCACTACCGTTTACTACGTATATTCCTCGTAGACGACAACGTGCAACAGATATGACACCGCAACAACTAGCACCAGAACCCGCACTAACATTACCCGCTGAAGAACCAGAAGTAGCTATCTGAGTCACTGTCTTAAAGAACTTAGTCCCCGTTGCAGTGGTAGAGTCAGCCCCTGTAATTGCTTCAGTTTGAGCGTCATTAGACTCATCAGTGCCAGTAACAGTAAAAGTAATACCGGAATCATCAGATGCGGAAAGTATGGTGACATTCCTAGGGGAATCCATAGTAACAGATCCCCCACTAGCTAATGCGCCACCAATAGTTAAGTTAGCGGCTCCACTAATACTAGCGGCTGTAGAAATACCGTCTGGATCTGCGGCAGCAGCAGTTATAAAGCTGGATGTTACATCACTACCTGAACCTTTAAGGGCCATAGTGATTTACCTCCTTTGTTACGCTATTTGCGTGTACTCAATGATAAACGTAAACGATCCAGCAGTGGTCGCGTCAACTGTGTTAGTAATGTTGCAGTAAATAGTTCTTTCCGCAGACGTATACTGAACAGATGCAGGAGCCGTAGTTCCATCTTGTGTCTGTAATACCAAAGATGTAATTGTTACGTTCCCAACAACTACAGTTGTTCCACCATCTAGGATTTCGTCTGTCTGGGCAGCGACAATCTGTGCGCCCGAACTGCTTGTACCTACTTCATAACCAATGTCGCCCGTTCCAATAACAGGAGCAGTATCACAGAATATTTTAATGTCTGTAATGATAGTGTTAGCGGGTTGTGTAAACTCACCAATAGCAGGGCTATCGCCAGCAGTAGTGTTGACTGTTACGCCAGTTGCAAAACCAACATGCTTAACATACTTGTCAGTTACGATTCCAGTAGAAGCAATGTTTGCTACGTCTGTAATTGCGCCAGTAGTAGCGTTCTTTGAAACTACTGTAAAACCATTCTCCGAACGGACGGGGCCGTTAAAGGTTGTGTTCGCCATGAGTATCTCCTGTCGTGGCTAATGTCAGGTACTGTATGCACCTGTCAGGGATAGAATATTCTATACTACATAAAAAAGGGGGCTATTACACCCCCTTCTTTATTACGCTCCGGGTGAACCAAAGATACCAAGCGGATCAGATACACCAAAGGAGTATCGTTCTCTTGCCTTGTATCGGCTGTTCCCAGTATCGAAGTCAGCATCCATAGACGTTGCCATCGGAGTTCGCACAAAGTGCTTCAGACCGTTAGGTACATCAGTCATCAAGAACCAAGCATCTGTATCAGTCAGATAATGGTTAACTGTGTAGCCACCCGGAATCGCACCGTGGCTGCGAATCGCGTTGAGGTCATTGTCTGCGGTACCTACTCGACCTTCTGTTTCTAGCAATCGTGTTGCCACAAACTGTAGATCAGAAGGAATAACGAGTTTAGTAGGTCTGGCAGCAATCAATAAACCCCGCTCATCAGTCCAATTAGAGATTTGAATGATAGCGGCTTCAAGAGAAGTCTCATTAAGGTCA